TGCTCCTCCTTTATCTAACGAGTTTGACGTTGAACCCATCATACACTTACCTACTATTCTACTACCTAATCTTAAACAAGTTTTTGTAACTCTCCAGTTGTTAAGTATGTTTGTCGGCTTCTCCCATTTACCGCTTTCATCGTGAACTAATAGTTTTAGCTTTTCACCATCATAACTGTTATCACCTGTATTTTTCCAATCAATAGTTGTATCTAATCCAGTAAGATCTTCAGCTACATTATTGTCATCTAATTTTCTTCTCGTAAATTTTGAAGCGGGTACTCTATACGCCAATTCTGTTTTCGGACGGTCCATTCCGTCTTGTATTGGTTTAAAAAAGAACGGATAATTGACCGAGATCGGAACAACCTTATCCGTAAACATTTTCTTCGCATCCGCTCCGGATTTAGATAATATACCGAATCTCGCGTCCGATGATATTGTAGCTTCGTTAACTGTTTCTCCCGACGACATGAACGAAAATCCAGAACGTCTATTCTTAAGGTAGCAAATTCCGTAGGATCTACTATCCGCTTTGCAAGCTTCCCAAAACAAATAGAACAATCTGTTTGATTCACGAAAGTCAGGTAATCCGACGTCAATTTTTGACCACTGCAAATACATGTAGTGAGTACCAGTAATATAAGTAGGTTTATCTTTGTTAATAAACCAGTATCCTTTTTCTCTTCTTTCAAATTCAGCATCTATATAAGGGTGCCATTTTTCTTGAAAAGCATTGGGGTATTTTGCCCAATCAGCTTCACTCTTGATTTTACTTAATTCTTTTGGGTATTCAGCCGCTTTCCATTTGTTATCACCGAGATTTTTTGGATCTTCTGCTTTTGGTAAAGCAATATGCAAATCACCTATAAGATATATTTCGCCTATCTTGCCGGTCTTACTTATTACAACAAGATCGTATTCTTTGTCGTAGCCGTAAACCCATTTAGCATAACGATTCTTTTTTTTAATCGCGTGAGGCTTTATATAATCTTTAACTACTTTGTATAATTGTTGTTCGTATGCCATTATTTAGATCTCCCCTCTGCAAAGCCTTTAAACACTGGTTTGCTAGAATCAACGTTAGCTTCATTAATCATACTCTCCTCTTCTTGAATTCTATTAAGAATTTCAAACGCATCGAATATGCAAAGCTTTTTAGTAGCGGCAGCATTTTTAAGTCTGTCAGCTGATATATCTTCTTCTGAGTCAACGATCTTTTCTTTTGCTACCTTTACTAGTTCTTTAATTGCTTCTCGCCCAGCGGCTATTATATTCTTCTTCGTTTCTATCGAGTTCATACTTTATAACAATATCATTTGATTTCATACAGTACATAACTTGATTATCTATAACAAATTCCCATTCGCTATTAGGTGTGAATCCAATTATGTCTCCTGGGTTGATTCCAGACTCCTCTAAGGAGTTATTACCTATTTTTAGTATACCAATAAGATCTGCAGTTTTTTGGCTGCTTAAAAGGTCTTTATTTTTAACAGGAGCAACAAAGCACCTATCTCCAAATGAATTCCAAGACTTATCTTTTTTATACAAATATATTTGATCTATAGCGCACATAAAAAGATCATCTTTTAAGAATGACCTGCTGTTCTTTTTAATTCCTTTCATGTCATAGAATACTCTGAACACATTATGATGTACAACTATTAAATCACCTTTTTTTATAGGTGTTGCAAATGCCGCAGGTGTTTCCACTACTTCAGCTATATTGTTAACGTGTTTAAAACTTTCTATAGAGCTGTTTGTTATAAGGGTTTGCTCTCCAACCTTAACTTCATTATCATATCTTTTACCTACTGGTCGTATGATAAAATCATATATGCTCCTCATTAATACTCCAAGTCATACTCAACGGATATTGCCATGTTAGAATTAAACTTCTTCCATGGCATTACCTCGTCTACTTTTTTTATAAATATATTATAAGAATTATCAGACTCTTCAAATATTATATGAGAAATTTCGTGACCGCCATAAACTGTTTGCTTAACAGAGTAGTGCATAGCTTCGTTTTTATAATCAGCCCCGATACTGATTTTTCTTATAATATTTTGCATAATACTAATTCTTGCCTTCTGCTACAACTTCTTCGTAACTTCCGTCAAGTAAATTGATATTAATAGGACCGTACTTTTCTTCTATAGCTTTTTTAGCTTCTTCCATATCTTTTTCAAGCATGTTTACTTGATAGATGGCTTTAGCTTTTTGTACTTCCATACCTCCAATACTATTACAATATTTCTGTAATTCTGATTGCAAGTTTTTTACATTTTCTAATTCTTCTTTAGTAATTACTTTAACCGCGTCTTCTACTTGTGATTTAATCTTTTTTACTTTACTCATTTTGATTTAATTTAATTGTTAATGTTAATTTTTATTTATTTACCTATTACTATGTCAGCCGCCGCATTAGCTGCTGGTATTAAAACGTAGTCAACTACTACGGGTAGTATTGTTCCTGCTGGAACGTTTTTAAATTCTATTGCATCAGCTGCTGTAGGTATTCCAGCGTAACCGGACAAAATAACCTTTACAGTACCTGCAGTTCCTACATACACTACGGATCCAGTTAAGTTGGTCCCTAGTGTTCCTGATTGATTTTCAAAAGTCCAAGCTGGCAACGCGTTTATATTATTTGTTGGAGCCCAGGTTTGTGCTCTAGTTATAAAACTTTCGTTTATCGGAAATTGTCCCATTTTTATATGTTTTTATTGTTTATTGATTTTCTGCCTTTTTCCCAAGATCTTCCAACGAAATAAGCTCCGTATGTTGTAACTAGTAATGTTTGAAATATTGGTATATATTCTGATGTTATTTTAAAATCACCTACGTTTCCGTCTGTGAATGCCAAAGCTGTAAATATTACCGTTAGGAATATTAAGATTGCTGGGCGAATGTTTTTAGAAAGAAAGCTATCCGAATTCATATCGGCTTCCCATCTTGCTGTTACTTCTCTTTGAGCGTTAGCTTCAGCTTCTTCAAGTATTAGTTGTATTTGCCTTTTAGCTTCTAACTTCTCTTCTTTTGTTGTTGTGAACTTGTCAATAACGTTACCAACCTCTTTGATAACTCCACCGGTTAGCCACGAAATTATTTTGTTCATTTTATTTCTTTGTTTTATCGTACGCTTCTTTCTCCCAAGGTAATTTTTTAGATCCTTCTTTCATAGTACTTCTTGAATAAGCTTTACCTTTCCAATAAACATTGTTATCGTCATAATCTAAATCACCTCTTTTCATTTGATTGATGTGTACCATTTCATGGTCTATTACATCCGCTTCTTTAATTGGAGATAAGTTTTTGTTTAATATAATAGTGCCGTTATTATTAGCTAGCCCCAGGGTATTATTATCCATATCCTTGTGATATATAGGAGTATTAGATATTGCGTAAGGTGGATTTATTTTAAATGCCATAATAAAAAATCCTGCGGGATAATTAAACCCCGCAAGACTATTTATTTAATACTATGCGTATACAGCTGTTCTAAAGTACATTTGAGCAGGTGTTGCTGCTTGATCTACTCCTAATTGAACAGAAGCAGTTACTCCTCCAGGATTAGCTGTCATTGCAGATCTTACTGCAGAAGTTAAAGGATTTGCTACTCCACTTGCTATAGTTGGATTTACCGCTGCAGAAACACTAGTTGAAACAGTTAATGTTAAAGTTTTGTAAAGAGCTTCGGAATTTCTACCAGTTAAACCAACTACTACTGTTTTAGCGTTTGCCCCAGTTGCTCCAGTTGCAGCTACTGTTGTAATGTCTTCAATGTTTACAAGAATTGCTTCTCTTGGTCCAAGTGGTGAAGCAGCACCTGAATTTACTACGTTAAATTTAATGAATTTTGCCATTTTGTTTTTGTTTTTGTTATTGTTTATGTTTATGTTAGGCTAGGTTTTATACAGTCCTATTCTGTTTATTTATAATCTCTTCTTGATTTACTTTCGTCTCCTTTCTTACCTCCATACATTTTAGCAGGTGAATCTGGAGCGGCTTTTATATCATCTTGCAAAGCTTGAGGCAATTTATCTTGATTACCAATCAAAGCCTTTTTCATAGGAGAATCAGGCATATTCATAGGTAAAGCCGACTTTG